TAATGGCACATTACCAACATCATCTTTTATTTCATAAATATTAAATTGTTTTGTAATAACCCTATTTTCATCGTAATATGTTAATATTCCATTGTCAACATCTTTAATTTGTTCACCAGCAACAATATTAGAAAGAGTATCAATTGTATTTGCAACTAAATCGACTTCAATTACAAGTGGTGAAAAAAATGTATTTGAAATAATAATTGTTTGATTTGGATTACCAATAAATGGTGAAATATTTGGTTTTACGTCTGAAGAACTACTTGGTGTTAATTGTAAAAATAATAAAGAACCACTATCATCAAAACGATATCTAATAGCTTTTTGACTGGTATTTCCAACATTTTCACTAACAGGAACTACTTTATTTGAGGTTACTACATAACGAACAACATTTCTTATTTTTTTATTGGTAGTTGCATCAATATATTCAATTCGATATCCCTGTAATGCATTATTTGCTTTCATATTTGATGGTAATTGATTACTATCAAGTACAATTCCTCTTACACTTGGTAATGAAGATAATACACTACAATCAATAATTGTAGTTATGGTTTTTTTAGGTTTTATATATAATGTATAAATACCTAAATTAGAAAATACTGATGCTGGTAGTCTTAAATTATATAATCCTTCAAGAAGATTTTCATTACCAGAAATTTGTTCATCTGTTGGTAAATAATTATATGATAATATTTCAGAAGTATTTAATTTAAATATATCATTATTTAATGTTTCCCTATTAGGAATATAATTATAATAAATATCAATATCATCGATACTAACATCTGCTGGTCTTGTTATGCCAAATGTACCTACTGCCATATTATGTTTTATTATTTATAAATACGTTCGTATTAAATTTTAATTTCATTTAAAACTTCCATTTCATATTTATCAATCAAAGAATAATTATGTGGAAATTCTTGTCTAACCTTATTTTTCATTAATGTGATATTTCTATCAGTAAATTTATAACCAAACCATAAATGAGTATATTTTTTTATATCACCAGCACGTGATTTATTATATTTAACAATTAATTCGTGTGTTAATATATCATATAATTTTAAATTATAATGAATTGAAACTAAATATGCCGTTAATTCTTCCATTAAGATACTAAGATTTTTACCAGTTACTACACCATTTTTAATTCCTGTATGTAATTTATCAACCGCATTGAAATATATATCTCTGACCCTTTTTTTAATTCCAAAAGTGCCACAACTTGTAAATCTATTATCATATTCATTTAAATAAATTATATCATTTTCACTTAAAAATTTTTCATTATCTTTTACAAAATCACCCATAACTATATATGAATCTTTTGCTGGTGTTATATCTTGTACCATAATATCCCAATAATCATTATTAATGAATTCACTAAATAAATCATCGAAAATAAAAACATCAGAATCAACATGTATAATATCATCATCAATTATTTTCATTGCATCTATTTTATAGGCATTCCAAAAATTAATATCATTTTTATTTTCTTTTATAATTATTTCATCATATGGTATATATTTTATAAAAGAATTATATGCTTCTTCATTACAAATCATTGTTACATTACCATAATATTTATTTAATGTTAAATAACTTAAATAAAATGAATAAAAATTTAAAAAAACGTTTTTGTTACTATAAGGACTACCTTCTTTAAATTGTGCAAAAGATTGAATTATTTTCATATTTTATGTATTACTTACTATATTAAAAAATCTACCACCAGCATATGTCGTTAAATCAATTAAACTTTTTATATATTCTAATCTATAATTTAAATCGAATGCCGATAATTCTTGTCTTATTATAAATATGTCATTATTAATTTCTGGATTGCTAATAATATTTTCTTTATTAAAATCTTTATAATATGGCTTATTAATAAAATCTGGACTATTATATCCTTGTCCAGTAAAATTAAATGTTGTTGTTGTCGCACTTCCAATATAAGTATCAATAAATTTAATTCCACCAATATAATAAACAACAATCACATTTTCTGTTGAATTATTATAGTCAACACCATCAGTTAATGTTGAACCACCGTCAATATATTGTTGAAAAAATAGAACTCCTTTAGTATATTTTTTTAATTCCGTTAATCTACTATTTATTGTTGTGCCTGTTATTATCATATAATTAAATTTTATAATAAATTTCCAAGTCCAATTGGTTCTTCATAACCATAAGGCAAAGAATCAATCATATCTGCATCAAAAAAACCAAAATCATGTGTTTCTTGTACAAGACAAATTTTAATGTAATAAACTGCAACTAAATTTGGAATAATAATTCTGCAATTACCTTTACATCCAGATGTTGTTCCAGTAGTTAGTGCTTGAAGTATAGTTTTTTTAATTATTTCCATTATCCCACTTTTTTTCTTAAAAACACTGTAATATCTTTTTGTGGATATTTAATTTCAAACATTGAATCTTGCATTGAATGAATTGTATTATTAACCACAGAAATTTCACCAGTAGTTGTATTTACTATTGGTTGTGCGATTATATTATTTGAATATTGTCCACCTACTTTATTATAAACCGTTATACCAATAACATTTATAACACCATTTGCTGCCAAAATTTCTTTTTGGAGTTGACCAAGAAATATGTCTTGATTCATTTCATGTGTATTAATATCAAGAAAATTTATAACAAGTGTTATAATACTATTCGCAACTTGATTATCTGATATATTTTCAACATATACATCAATATCAAATGCTAAATTAAATATTTGACCATCCCTGATTTCAATGTAATCATTAATCATTCGATATTGTGATAAATATTCTGCAATATTTGCTTTTAATAAAGAATTACTTGTATTAGATAATTTACCATCCGAACCAATACCAAGTATTGGAATAACCACTTTATTATTTTCTTTATATGCATTGGCTCGAAATGGAGAGCCAAATTTTCCCGGCATTTTATATACCTGTAATAAGTAATCTGTTAATGTTACACTTCTTTCTTGACTTGAAAAATTATATTTGATTAATTGTCTAATTTGTTCTACACTCAAACCATCATTTCCACCAATTGCTGGAATTGGATTTGTTACTTTTAAACTTCTTTGTACTGTTTGGTTATAATCTTGACGAGAACCTGCTATTCTAAGATTATATGAACCAAATTGTGTAAGCACATCAGTACCGATATTTGAACTAATACCGCCACCTGTTCTATATCGTACAAATAATGTATAATTTGCTTTAAGTTTTTCACCTAAAGCAGTATTATTTAAAAAATTTTCAAGAAAATAAACATTACTTACACCTTCTTTTAGAAAACCTTCTTTAAATGCATTTACATCAGCATCACCAGAACCAAATGTTAATTTACAATAACCTTGTGGAGTATATTCTTTAATGAATTTTTTTGTTACATCAATCCATGTTGCAGATTTCAATCCTTGTGTATTTGTATTAGCACTTGAACTTTGTGTATCTTCAACAAATACACGTTGTTGCGCTAAATAATCAACTTCAAAATATCTATTATTTGTATTATAAAATTCACTAATTGGTGGATTTGTTGTATAATTAGTTCCTTCTAAAAGTATTATATTTTCAATTTCAATTACATCTGGGTCAGGTAATGTTATACTAAAAAATGGTATTACATCTGTTGAATTAATTATTTTTTTATATATATTTGTTCCACCATTTATAACAACTTCTCTTTTAGTAACAAAATAACTTACAGGAATACCATTTGAATCTAAATTTGGTATAATTCTACGATTAGGGTCACCTAAACTACTAAATGGTGAATTCCAATCAATATTTGATTGAGTTTCAAAAATTTTACCACCACCAATTACTTGTGCCCCCATATCTAAAACAGGATAATATGATGAGTCTGGAGCATTACCTAAAACAGGAACTACTACTGTAAAATCTACAACTGTAACACTTGGTCTTCTTGCAGGAATATTAAATCCCATATTTTTTGCAATATTAAGAATCGATGACTTTTGTTGTGCATATTCTAAAATATTTTCCTGAAACGCCCTATCAGTATTGATACTCAAGTTATTGGCAACACCAGCATTTAAATCAATAAGCATTGCACCAACGCTTGAATCGGTAAAATCTTTAAGTACTTCAGGATACATTTGTTTAATTAAGGAAATTAAATCCATTCTTATTTCACTAAATGTTCGTGAACCATATTGAATTATATTTGTTGTATTATTAGCCATTATATTATTCCCCCCAATATTTGATTGATATTATTAATTTCGTTATATTTTATTCTCAATAATTTAAAATTATTATTTTTTGTAAATAAATTTTTAATTTCGTCATTTTTTTGTCGTAATTTAAATGCAATCTTACCACCAAAATAGTTAACCAATTTTAAATGTTGCAAACCATCATATTCAATTAATAAATTTTGTTTAGGTAAATAAAAATCATAATATAGCAAACGTTTATTCTTACAACCATCAAATGTTTTTTCTCTAATATATTTAATATTTCGTTTATCTAAATATTTTTTTATGATTATTTCGCCCTTTGATTCGTTACATAATTTACATCCTTTACCACATAAATGAGCACCAGCCATTTGTTCAAAAATACCATGTTTATTACAAATAATTTTTATTTTATTGTTCCACCCATTATATTCAACTAATTTATAATTATATTTATTTTCGTGTATATTTTTTGCTCTATTTATAAATTCCAAATTATCTAATTTAAATATTTTACCATTTTCATTATATCCGCAATCAGGACAACCATTACCATTTAAATGATTTGTTGGCATTTGGTTAAAAACACCATGTATTTTACAAACAATATTAACATTAGCGTGTGAACCGCAATACTTCACTAAATTATATTCATATTTATTACCATGAATAACTTTAGACTTTTCAATAAAATTAATCGTATTCATTTTTTTATTTTTCACACAATCAGGACAACCATTGCCATTTAAATGATTATTTGGTGTTTGTTCAAATTTACCATGCTTTGGACAAATAATTATTATTTTATTTTGTGAACCATAATATTCAACTAAAGAATAATCATATTTATTTCCATGTATATTTATTGCTTTTTTTATAAACTCATTGGTTGTATATTTTTTCATATTATTAATTTAATTTTCCAAAATCAATTCCTTCAAATTCGTTTGGATTCATAATATTATTATCATCATAATAATTCATAATTGTTTTATTATATTCCATTGTTTGATATATATCAGTAAAAATTATTCCATTAGGTAATTCTTTTTTCATATTGATAAATTTAACCTCATCATTTTGATGAATAACACAATTTTTATTATAAAAAAATTCTTCTGGTAATAATATTTCTAAGCAATGAAGATATTTTTTAATTCTTAATTTTATGTCTTTATCATCATAACCATATGAAAATAAATTTTCATTATAACCACCTAATTTAAAATAATTAAATCTACTTAATCCTATAAATCCTAAACATTCTAAATCACATAAACATATGTTATTAATGTCATTTGATAAAAATGTTTGATATATAAAATTTATAATATTTTTATTTAATATATTATCACAATCAAAATTAATTAATACCTCTCCTGTTGAATATTTATGTGCAATATTTTTGGAATGAGATGAATTATAATATTTTTTATTATTTATTTTAATATACCTTAATAGTCCTAAATTTATATATTCTTGAAGATTATTCGAAACAAAATTATCCATATCATCTTTAGAATCATAATTACATAATGATATTTCAAATTTATCACTATTAGAAGCATTAAATTCTTTAATTAATTCAATATTTTTAAATATAGTTAAATTTAAAAACTCTATTCTATTCATACATGTAGTACACAAAGATATTATCATATTTAAAAATTTAAATCAATATTACCTTCTTCATTAAGTACACCTTCAGTATATACAAACTTAATATTAACATTTAATTGACTATCAGATATTGGTTGTCCATTATCATCAACAAGTTTATTAAATGTTACAGAAGTTATTTTAATCTCTGGAATATATAATGAAACAGTATTTTTTATTTCCTCTTCTATTTGACTTGAAGTTAAATCATCATTTGGTTCAAATATATATTTTAATAAATTTGTACCATAATCAGGTTCATAATATCTTTCATTTTTTTGTGTCAATAAAAGTAAAAGCAAGTTAGAACTATATGAATCTTTAGTTACTTGATTCATTGAAATGGATAGGTAATATTATAAGAATTCATTGTAATTATTTTTTATATAAATACTTAATAAATAAAAAATCCCGACAAACTTGCCGGGATTTAATATTATTAATAATTTATTTACATTTGCTTTGGTTTTCTACCTCGTTTACCTTTTGTTAATGCTTTTGCCTCATCCTCTTTTTGTTTTTTTACATCATAAAGGCTTTTAATTGATTCATGTAATGTAATAATTGGAGCATGTCCATATTTTTCTAATACACCAGTATGTGTATTGAAATTAGGTTTCTCTAATGAAACTGTGTCTGTTTCATTGACACTTACACCTGCAAGACATTCAACAATTGCAATTTCTTGTAAGTCTGGGGGTAATTGGTCGAAAATTTCTTCGTTAAAAATGACCGCAAAATTAATACCATTTGTTAATACCTCTACAAGGTCATTTGTTTTAACGATTTTATAAAGTTCCTTTTGTTTATTGTTACAAAGAACTTCAAATTCAAGCCAATTTTTGATTGTTGTTTTACTTTTAATTTCACCGAAAAGATTAATCATTTCTTCTGATGCTTTTTCAATTTTTGCCATAATAATTATTTTTAATTGTTAATAATAGAATTCTTATATTTCATATTTATTTGATTAATTTTTTCAAGTAAGTTTGTAAATATTGGATTCTTTGCTTCAAATTCTTTACCAAATTTTTCTTCAAGTTCTTTGGTAAAAGATAATAAATCTTGAATGCTTGCTTTCAACATATCTTCAATTTCGATAAGTGTTTCAAGTTGTTTATCAGCCAAATTTGTTAATCCAGCAATTCGTTTATTTTCTTCATCACTTTCTTTCATTTCTTGCATTTTTTTTTCATATTCTGAATTAAGTATAAGTACTTCTTCTTCACTTACAGTTTTAATACCTGCTTTTTTTACACGGTCATTAATTGATTTTGATAAATCACTATCATCAATAGATATATTAGGTTTTGTCATTGTTGATAATTTTTCATCTGCTAATTTATCAATTTCAATTATTTTTTTTGCTGCTTCTGAATTAAACTCACCAGTATCAACTGCTTTTTTGAGTTTTTCTAAAAAACTTGAATCTGCCATAATATTTCGTTTTAGTTTTATTATAATTTTATTGTTTCCATTTCAATTCCTTCAAATTTCAGGACTTCATATATGTCATTATGTATTAATCTTTTCACGAATTTAATAATTCTAAATGCTTTCAATTCGCCATATTCATCTCTCACATAAATTTCTTTAATATCTTGAATTTCCTTAAATGCATTTGAATCATCATCTAATTCTAAAGTTTTAAACTTCAATGGTATGAAAAATTCTAATATCCTATATTCAAAACCGATTCTTTTTATGTGTAAATATTCTGTTAATTCCTCAATTTTATTTATAATATTTTCATTAATATGTGTTGCTTTAATTGGAAATTCAAAAGATTTGGATTTCTTGAACATATCTTGTACCTCATATTTAAAATCCGCATTTTCTTTTTGGGTTTTTTCTACAACATCCAATACTTTTGCAAAACCCACTTCAATTGGTTTATTATTAAAAATGTACATTATTTTATAATTGTCATCTTTAGTACGCCTTTCTTCAAATTCTAAAGTCAAAACCTCACCCAATGTCTTACCAGCATGTTTATGCTTATCATCGAAAAATCCATAATGTTCATATCTACGACCATATTGGTCTTTCATTCCATAACTCATGCCATGTTTATCTGCAGCAACAGCCATTTGATGTGGTGTTGATTTGCACATAAATTTATCTGCTTTCTTAAGAAGTTCATAATAATCTTTAACATAGCGTTCATCACGTTGACCAGCATAAAATTTTTCAAGCAAAGGATTTTTATGAAGTTTTCTTGTTGTTTTTTTATCTTTATCCTGAATATCAATAGCAGATGATTTTAATATGTCTTCTTCAGTCCTATATAATGCCAAAGAAACATATATAATAATTGTATGAATTTTTATATATGTCCAAAGAATTATTTTTTGAAATAAATGTTTCATCTAAATTTATTAATTAACTATTATTTGCTTCATTAGTCATATTATTAATTTTTTGTTCAACATTTTCTTTTTTCAATTCATCCAAATCAATTACTAATTTATTATTAATAATTGATTCTTTTTTTAAATCATTCAAAGTAGTGGAAATATTATTTAATTCATTATTTAATGATAATTCTTTTTTTGCCTTATTATAATACACATCATTATAATCGTCAACAAATTTTTTAAATTCATTAAAAAGATTCTTATAATATTCACCTTTCCAATTTCCATCTCGTTTAATAATTCTTTTATTTAATAAAACAGCTTCTGCTAAATAGTTAACAAACCTAGTTTCAACACCAGAAGGAAACCTAGTTTCAACACCAGAAGGAAAAAAAGTTTGTTGAACTTTATTTTTAATTTCATCGATTTCTGGATATTCTTTCTTGATATTATCAAATCTCACATCCTCATCGAATGTAGTATTTGATTTATTGTCAACATTTTCTACTTTACCAATATCATCAGATTTGTTATAAATGTTCTGATATTTTACTGCATTTAATAATTCTTCTATTAAGAAAGGAAGTATTTTGTTAATTTCTTTTCTTATTAATTTTTTAATTTTACTTTTTTTCATGTTTTTGTTTTTTAAATTACTACTAATGTTTTAGCAACTACTGCCTTATAAAATTCTGCACGTTTCTGGGTTACATTTTTTAATGAATATTCAACCTTAAAGTCTTCATATAATTGTTCACCAAGTTTTTTTCTTAAATCTGCATCCAATATAAGTCTCTTTAAATACTTAACCCAATATTTTCTTGCATTTTTTGGTAATTCCATCGGAATTAATACACAATTTTCCATGTGCTTACCATGTACATTATATGGTGGAATATCTGAACATACTATAGGAAGTTTTCTTGTCCAACATTCAACTTGTTTAAGATTCGACTTCATTTTATTAAATGGATTATTGGCAAGTGGAGCAATAACTATATCAGTTTCATCAAGTACTTGTGCATATGTATTTGCTTTTTGTGTCCAACGTCTACCAAAATTACCCTCATTTTCATATTTTACGTTTCTTTCAAAATTCATAAGCCATTGAAGATAATCTGGATTTTTAATCATATGATGATTATCAGTTAAAATTTTTTCATAAATTAAATACACACTTTCAACTGATTTAATATCTCTTTGTTTTTGATTAAAAACATTATTTCTATATTTTTCTTTCAAATCTATGGGTAATTTAGGGATTATATCAACATTACCTCTGGAATTATTAATTGCTTTTACTGTTTGAGGTGTCCATAAACCTCTTTTTTGTAATTCATCACCAAATTCTTGATTGAAAGTAATATCTGTTGTATTACCTTCAGTATCCCAACCGGAAATAATTACTTTGAATTTATTTCTAGTATTTATGTCATTTGATAATACATTCATAACTCCTTCAAGTTGCTCCATATCACCTAAATGCGAACTACCTGCCATATAAGTAATTCGAACCAAACCATCAGGGTCAGGTTTCCAATTATTTTGAAATTGTTTCATCCAAATAGGGTCAACAGAATTATAAAATACTTCAACATTATCTTTACCAGTTATTGTACGAATTTCTGAAGCAAATAAATCAGTTGTTGTTGTAACATAATCAGCAATTTTAAGATTTTCAATGATTGGAATATGTAATTTTTTTTCTTGACTCATTATATAAAAAGGATGTTGCCTATGTAATTTCCAATAGTCATCAATATCAACAATTAATATTGTCCCAGCTTTTCTTAGTTCATTCGCTAATTGAATCATTTTTTGTGTTTCGCCAAGAAATTGGCGGTGATAATGTATGATATGAAATGTTTTAAGATAATCAATGTATTTAGGGTCATTAAAATCAATTTGTGGGTTAATTTCAACATAAAAATCTTCTGAATGATTTCTTTCAAGTTCCATTGCTGGTGTTAATGTTCTAAAATAATTTACTCCAGCACCATCAAGATTGTAAAATAAAACTCTGATTTTTCCGTCCATGTTTATAATTTATTATAAAATAATGTAATTTATTACTAAATACGTAAAAATAATACAAAGTCATCAAATATGAAAGGGTTTTTAAAAAAATTAAATAAAATTTAATGTGCTTTTTGGTTTAATTTTATTTTCTATTGTTGGACATAATCCACAACACAATTCTTCTTTTGTAGATAAAAATTTTTTTAATTCATCATTTGAACAATTTGAACTTAATGGTTGATACATATCAAATTCTTTCCAATATTGTTTTATTTCAGGATATTTTATTTTTTGTAATTGATAATATGTTACAATTGGACATTTCCATAATTTGCCATCATATAATTGTTTGCAAGAAACATCCCAACATACACTATAACTTTTTTTGGGATTATTTTCATTATGAAATGGTCGTATTAAATTATCAATTCCGTTATATCTTTTAGACCAAATTTTAGTATTATCTATCACATCATATTTTATATCATATTTATTAACCCATTGATTTACCAATTCTAAATTTTCGTTTAAATTATGACCATGTAATGATATTTTTAAAAATATATTATTATTTTTTAAATAAATGGGCAAATTTGGATATTTATGTAATAATAATCCGTTAGTTAATAATTTTATATTACTATTTTTAAAATAATTTCTTATTAATTCTAATATTTCGTATATTTGGGGATTTAAAAGTGGTTCACCACCAAGTAAATGTATACTACAAGGTTGAATTTTTTTGTACCATAATAAAAAATCATTTTCAATTTCTTTTAATGTTAATATTTTATTATGTTTACTATTTGTAAGATGATTACAACTTTCACAACTTAAATTACAAAGATGAGATATGTGATAATCAATATGAAAATTTGTTTCTATATCCATAATTTTATTACTAAAAACATAAAAAAAGCCAATAAAATATTGGCATTATATTATTTAAAAATAAATATATTTTATATATGTGGTATATCTATCTCAGTATCTGTTTCTTCTTCTTTTTTAACTGATTTTTTTTTACTTTTTTGAACCGATTTTTTTTCTTCATCATCAATAACTTCTTTAGTAACTGTTTTGGTTTTTATATTATTCATTGATATAGCAAGTTCTGTACCATCAATTTCATCTACAGTTATTAAATTTTTAACTCTTAATCTATGTGCTGACAATGGTAATGATGATACCGTTAAATAAACAACATCACCCGGTTTTATACTAATAACTTTTTTAGTCATTTTATCTACATAATCAATATCAAGTATTGATTTGTATTTAAAATCACGCTTTGAAGCGAGATTTGTTATGTTTGTAATTTTAAATGTACCCATATTTTTAATTATTTTAATCCTTGTATTAATGTATCGTTATATTTAATTCCATCATAACCATTTTTCATTGCTTTTTCTGCAATTGCTTTATTTTTTAGATTCATTGATGGCACATTATATTGCTCACTTAATTTCTCAAAATTTACATGTGGAAACCAATTTTTTGCTAATATATCAACTGGTTCTTGTCCATCTTTATAAATAACACCTAATGCTTGTATGTCCAATAAATTTTCAAAATCAATTTCATATTTATCATATCCATCAATTGGTTTTAACATAAAAAAGTTTCCAATAACTGAATTTTCTTTAATTGGTTCTTTTCTATATGCGACAATTGTTTTTTCATTTTTACTTGGTGTTTCTGCTTGTAATGCAAGATTATCTTCTTCCAGAGAATCTAAAAATTCTGTATTTGTATTACCCTTACCACTTTCAGCATTATTATAATAATTGATTGCACCTTGATTTTCTACTTCTTCCATATTACGTGCTTGCTCATATTCGTAAATATCTTGAATCTTATTTAATACCCTTGCTGTATCTTTTTCATTTAAATCAATTTTAATTGCTTTAAGTAACTCATTGTCAATTAATGCTTTAGTATATCTGTGGTGTCCATCAATTATTTGATTATCAATGCTTAACCAAATTGGATTCATATCATTAATATTACATTTTTCCATTTCATCTGAATATACGACAGGTTGTGATGTTTTAATATCATCGTCTTCACTTGGATTTAATGAAATTAATTCATAATTTATACCTTCTTCATCAAGTTTTTGAAGAACTATTTCAAACGGTGCACTAACTTGTGGTAGATGATATGGTCTTCCATTTTTAAGCATAATGTGTTATTAAATTTTATTATAAATACAGTTCTTTTAATTTTTTAATATATTTTGAATTTCTTCACGAATAATATTTAATATTGTAAATTTGTTTTCTAATAAAGATATTTTACCTTCTTTAGCTAAATATATGTTAAATCTAATACCTTTTGGAATCTGTTTCTTTATTGCTTCATAAGATTGAATATCAGTATCACGGTCTTCATAAACATTTATTTCCTTTAATTCTGGAAATTGCTGAATATAACGTAATGTTTTTTTACCCTTATCTGGTTCAGCACGTTTCATATCTACTTTATCAACACTAATATGATTTGCATCAAGTATTGCTTGAACTTGTGGACGTAGTTTTTCCATTCTTGATGTAAGAATTACCACATAAGTATTTGGTTTTGCTTGTTCTTCTTTTAATTGTTTTAATACACTTGGAAATGGTTTAATATTGAAAACATTTAAATCCAAACTCTCAGGTCTGCCCCACCAACCTTGATATGGATATGGTTTTCCTATTTTCTCAGACCACTGAACTTTACCTATTTCTTTTTCAGGACTCATTATGAGTGTCGAGTCAAAATCAAATACACAAAGTCTTTTTATCATAACAAACAATTATATTTCATTTCATTAATATTTCCTATTTCTTCGCAATAAGGTTCAAAAAATCTTTTTGGTATTATATACATATCCATTTCTTTGAAAACACCTTTCTTTTGTTCAATCCTTGCTTTTTTCTTATATTCAATTTGATTTATATTTTCAACAATACAATCATGTATTCTTTTTGTTTTAGCAATATATGTAATTTTACCATCACTAATAATCCAATAATCAGCTTTTGTAATTAATAATCCTGATTGTCTTCCCCAATATCCGGTTTCAATACAAATATTGCCACTAATACTACCCATTTTATCAAATTTACATTCAATTGTTTTTTGTTTTTCTGCAAAGTTACCATTAAAAAGTATAATATCATAATAACTATATTCTTCTTTTTTCATATTTTTATATGCAAGAGGAAATAATTTTTCATTTAAATCTTTTAAACAAAAATCCTCAAATTCAAATCCCATTCTTGATGATTCTTTCCAATCAGCCATGTTATTTATATTCTACTTCAGTTACTTTACCTGTCACAAATATAGGTCTTTTTAATGGTTGCCAATTAATTAATTTATTTGACATCATTGGTTTACCACCATTTGCTCGATTAACAGCCATTGTTATATGTGCTTTAGCATTATGCGTTTCAAAACCACTGACACCAACAGCCATTACTTTATCATCTATAGCGAATTCATTAACACTTAATCGTACTGGTAATCCTAAATATTTTTCAAGTTCTGGGTCAATTTCACCCATGTTTATTGTCATATGGTCACAAATTATTTTCCAATCATTAGGAATTATTGAACTAAAACGTTCAATAAGTCGTTGTTTTGACCTATCATCAAGAACGACTGCACTATAAGATATGTTATTCATTAATATGTAAATTTTGTTAAAACATTATAATTTTTGTTTAATGCTTTTAATGCTATTTCAACTTCTTTAAAGCATTCATTAATACCACCACCACATATTACTAATTTACCTGAAAATTTTTTTAAATAATCCATTAAGTCTGGTATATTAATACAATCTTGTGCTGGTTCTAAAAGGTCACGAACAACACTTGTATCATAATCATATTGTCGCATAAATCCATTCCACATTTCTTCATCAATATCACGACTATCATTAATATTGTGTTGAATCATATATTTAACAAGATTAACTGTTTCATCTTCTTCAGCACCTTCATCCATACAGGTTCTAAAAAAAGCATAACCTTTATCTAAGTATTTGATAACCTGTAAATTATCTTCTTCCAATCCATTTTCTAACAACCACATTTTATAATCATTTTCACTTATCATACCTAATGTATCAGCACCATTATATAATAAAGTAATTGAATTCATGTTATAAATATTTTCATTAATAAATTTTGTAAATTGATAAATATTAAAAGTAAAACCTTTTTCATATTCTGGTTGAATATCAACAGAAATTAAATTAGCGTTTTGAACAAGATTAATTCCAGAATCTTCCAATAATTTATTACGTTGCTGTTCTTTAATTATAATTTCTCTTTTCATTTAGTTAAAATTTCTTTTATGAAGATGTTTTTAAGCATAAAATATTTTATTTTTAATTGGTATTGCTTGCGGAGAATCCATAATATCTTCACCATTTATATATAATTCTTCAATTTTTAATGATGTATTTTTAAATAATGTTATTTCTTTTTCATCTTCGCCAAGAGCCAAATCCATATTAGCATATATTGTATTAGTCCAATCAATATTGTCTTCTTTCACAGATGTTTTTATTATTGCTTTATTATATTTTTTACTATCTCCCCAATGTGCTTCAGCAGCATTTTCTTCCCAAGACCAATAAATACCTAAATGTTTTCCTTGTGTACCAATATGATAAATCCAATTATCATCAACTGTCATTTCTCTCCAAATATCAATAGTATCATTTGGTTTTATTTTTTCTTTTATTTTATCTATTACATCATCATATTTATATTTTAATTCCCATATAAACCATTCTTTAAAATCTTCATTTTGTTCAATAACTTCCTTATCTTCATCCTCCAAATTATTTTCATATTTATAATATTCAATATATCTTTCATAATTATCACTACGTTTCACATCTTTTATATATTGCGGTGTTATTATATTATCTGAAGTTATTGAATCAATTGGTGTTTCATTTAAAACATCATTATCTGTAAGTTTCCATAATAATTTATGTTTTAATTTTTCATTATGGCTAAAATCTTCATAATTATTTTGTAAAAATTCTAATACTGATGCTTCATTTGGGTCTGAATATTCTGCTCTTCCTCTTCCACTTTCAGTATTCCATATATCATATTCTTTAGCAAAGAAATTAATATCAACTATTTTATTGTTTACAACATATTTACCATCACCAACTTCATGATATTCTTCAGTAAGATTAATAGGCATACTACCATATTTAATAAGACCATAATATTCTAAATAAAAATCATATTGTGGATTTTTTCTTTTTGTTGCACGTAATATTTCAATTGATGTTTCTTTTTGGTCTTCACCTCTTTGAATAAATTCTTCACCCGAATCACTCAATCCAAAATTATTAGAATCACTTACTCTTTGTAATACTTGATAATTGAAATTATTATATACATATTCGGTAATTCCTAATATATCTGCCATATCTGCATGATTAAAAGCACCATCAGATTGTGCAACAAATAAGTTTCCATCACTATCAGCAATTGCTCTAACATTTTTATCAAAATTAGTTAACGATTTTGGATTCTTAAAAAATAAATCACCCTCTTCACTAATTGCATATGGTTTTTCTTTATTTTTTTCTATACCACCCATTGCTTTAACATCCATTGCAGTATTTGAATCAGGAACATTAAAAGTTTTTTCTGCATATTTATCTGCAACACCTTCTTGTTTTATTGATTTATTTTTTTGACTTGTCAAATTTAATAAATCATCTCGATTATTCCTAACATTATTTGAATATACCTTTAACAATAATGATTTTAACATATCACCAATCTCTTTACCTTTTAATCCAAATTGAATTAAATCATTGCCATTAATTGCTAGTTCACCAACTGCTTTTGGATATTTGCCTTGTAATAATTCTTGTGCTGCGGTTTCAATTACACTAGGTATTATTTGGCTTTGAAGTGATTGTGGTGATGTTACATACATATTATGCACAACTGTTCGTGCTTCAATTAAATTAGTTGCTTCACCACTATCAAATGCCATTTCAAGTGCTTTAATTTCCTTATAAGTATCAATATCACCCTTTAAATTATTTTTATAAAATTCTGCAGGATTTGGTAATAATCGTATTAATAAATAAATAAACTCACCTATTGTTTTAACTTCTTCAAATGGACTTCTATCAATTGTTGATTGTTTTAAATCAAAATTAAAAATTTGTTGAAATAAACCAGTGTCTTTAAGTAGTTGTATACCAATACGTTTGTCACCTTTTTTTAAAATTTTATCGAACTCAATTAATATTCTTTCTGGCGGAATTTCTTTAATACGACTTGCATTATCTTTAATCATTTGCATTGTTTGTGGTTCAATTGTAAAATCAAAACGACTTGCAAACCCTATCATTCGCATCATACGTAATGGGTCATCTGAAAATGCCTGTGGATTTGCAGCAGAAATTTGTTTATTTTTTATATCTTCCAATCCACCGAGTGGGTCAATAAATTTACCTGAATTAATATTAATTGCCATTGCATTCAGCTTTGCGTCACGTCTCGTCAAATCATCTTCAATTGGAAGATTTTCATCACTCTGAACATCAAAACCATGATAACCACCTTCACCATTTGGTTTTTCTTTACGTGGTAACGCTATATCATAATCAGTACCATCTTTATCAATAAATTTTATAACACCAAATGATTTGCCAACAACATCAACTTTACCAAATTTTTGTAATTGCGATATTAATAAATCAATTGATGTGTTTCTAACAATTAAATCAATATCTTTATTGGGTTTGTTAAGTACCAAATCTCTCACAACCCCACCAACAGCATAAATTTCAGACCCTAAGTCATTTATAAGTGATTGAATAAATGGTTTTTGTTTTAAATTATTTACAAATTCAGTAATTTTATTATTTGGTTGTATATTGTTTTCGCACATATTCTCTGCAATATTTATTGAATCTAAATCAAAAACTACTTTAGCTGGAAATGATGAAATTCCTAATTCTCGTAATGCATCAAATCTATGACCACCTTCTAAAACATATGAACCATCTTCATCAATAACAACAATTAGTGGACTAATTTCTTTATTATATTCAATCTGTTTTGCTAATTTTTTTGTTTTTTGTTCTTCATCAGGAGAATAATATTTTAAATCTCCCATTTGTGGAAATGAATTGAATGAAACTTCTCTAATTCCATTAAGTATTTCATAATTTGTTAATGATGCTTCAATTGAATTCATGTTTGGAACATCATTTCGAATTATTAATCCATTAATATTATTTCCATTTATTATTGGAAATTCATGATTTAATGTTTCATAACTAAAATTTTGTGCATTACTGATAACAGATTCATTAATTTGTTTTCTCATATAATTTTCAAATAATATTATTTCACTATTAATAATGTCTATTAGCATAAAAATCTTTAATATAAATACAATAAAAAAAATCAATATTTAAAATTTTAAATAAAATTTTGTCCATCATAATAAAATATTAATTATTGTAGTATTTATATACATTAGAAGAAGATTTAAATTTTTTCCGTAATTATATGTTCTATTTTTAATAAAAAACAAATGTATGAAAAATTATGATATAAACGAAATTGCAAATTTATATTTTATAAAAAAATACTCATTAGAAAAAATAGGAAAACTCATGCACGTACAGCCAAAAAAAATTAGCAATTTATTAAAGATAAATGGATATGTTTTAGATAATAGGTCTCATGATGGTAATAGTAGAAGATATTATGTTGATAAAAATTTTTTTAAAAAAATTGATAATAAAAATAAAGCATATGTATTAGGATTAATTATTTCAGATGGTTGCATTTATAAAAATGCAATTACATTCACATCTAAAGATATTGAGTTGGTTGAAATCTTAAAGAGAGAACTTAAATCCGAACATAAATTAGCAACATATAATGTTTTTGATAAAAGAACAAATAAATATTATTTAAGAAATTCATTATCAATTCCATCTAAAGAAATTATTAATGATTTAAATAATTTGGGTGTTTTTTCTAAGAAATCCTTTGATTGTCAAATGCCAAATATACCTGAAGAATATTTTTGGCATTTTGTTAGAGGTATTTTTGATGGTGATGGAACAATATTTAAAGCAACATCAAATAAGGAAGGATGTTTATATTTTTCAATTATTGGGTCGGAAAATTTATTGACAGAAATAAAAAATAAATTTAATTTAGTGGGAATATCTAATACAAAAATAATTAATACTGATTATAAATCAAACAATGGACATCTTATTAGAATTAATTACCATTCATTTCATGATGTTAATATATTAAAAAATAAAATATATTGTGATTCTGAAGACTTAAGGTTATCAAGAAAATATGATTTATTTCAAACACTAAGAGAATATAAAAAAGGTAATTTTGACCACACAAAACAATTACGACAAATAAAAATGTATGATTTAAATAATAATTTTATTAAACATTTTAATAATTTTCATGAAGTAAAAAAAGAAACAGGATTATCATATAAATCAATTCATAGAGTTGCGATGGGTATTAGAAAAAACACCAAAAAATATATATTTAAATATATTTAATTTATTTTTTTCTTGTGTTCTCTTGCATAATTATTTACAAACTTATTATATATATTTTCACTTATTTTATGATTCATACCGCTTTTTACTTTTTTTCTAAATTCTACTTCTGCTTTATTGGCAATTTCATGTGCACCATCTTTGCCACTATCGTCATTACTATACTTTAAGCCATAATATTTCATTAAATGTCTTTCTAGCGTTTCATGTAAAAGTATTGCACCTAAATCATCAGGTTTAATTAAAAATACATCATCAATCCAAATTTCGTCTTCAGGAATATATTTAGCATATTTTTGCTCTTTCTTTGGTAAATCCAAATCAACGTAATGATGTCCACCGTCAACATATTCATCGAACGAATTTTTTCTCACATGGTCACCATTAATTGCATATACTTTATAGTCATCTTCTTGAAATAAGAACAATTTATCTAATCCATGTATTTTATTGTCTTTTTCAATTTGCTTTTCAAAATCCTTAAATGATTGTTCATTAAGATTATTATTTTTCATTAAAACTAAATAACCACCATCACCATCTTCAGCAATAATTTCGCCAGTTAAATCAAATTCATCAATATCTGAAAAATCATTTTCATTTGAATATCTTGTAGCATCTTCAAATGTTTTTGTAACCCAGACAATATTATTAGCAGGATATTTATTCAATTCAGCTAATTTTTCTTCAGGTATATTCATTTCTTCATTACCAAGTTCATCTCTTTCAAACCTAACAACATCTCCAGCAGATGTACCTTTTTTTTGTGAAAATAAACTATCTACCCGATATGCTTTACCAATATAATTAACATTTTCATTAATTGTTTTAATATCAAGATTATTAATATCACCTTGATTACAAGCTACACTTGTATTTCCCAAACCACCTAATCTACATTTCTTTTTTACTGTAACAGCTTGTGCTCCTTTCATAAATGATTTTTTTCCAATTTCATCAAGAGCAAATTTATCTTGTGTTGCATCACCTACAACATGATGATATTCTAAATCTTCTTTTACACTTTCTGGAGTTGTTGGTACGTTATTATCTGTAACTGGAGATGTATCATTATTTTCATATGGTGGAAAATTATCCTGTCCAATACTATTTGGTGTTGAGAATTTTGAAGTTCCATCTTCAGTTATTTTTATATTTTCTGCACCATTCGGTTGTAAGTAACCATTACTAAATCCCACATCAAAAAATGCAATTACTCCATTTTTTTTATATCCTAAATTAGTATAATTAAAATAATCCAAACTTTCAACTCCATATTGTTTTGCTTCTTCAGCAATTCTTAATATAGAATAAAAAAATTCAGCATCTTCTGGATTTTTTGACATATATCCATCAATTTTTTTTGTATCTATGTCCCCATATCCATTTATATAATAATCAATAATATCATAAAGTCTGAGATTAAATATTTTTCCAAAAATAAAATCAATTCTTTCTTTAAGTCTTTTAAATTTTTGTGGGTCTGTTTTTAATTTTTCCAAAACAATTGCATATGTTTTAGAAATATATGTATTTTTTGAATCGATTGTAAATACATTATATGGTTGTGCTATATATTTTAATGGTTTATTTATAAGTTTTAAATTTTCTGCTGCTTCACTATTATCTGCAGTTATTTTTAAAATTTTATCATCACCAATATCATAAGCAACACCATATTCACCAGCATCAATAAATTTTGGTTCGTTATATCCTCTTATTTTAGCAATTTGTTTTGCGATATTATCTGCAATATTTCTATTATATTTTTCATCTAATATTTCTTCGTTTTCAGGTAAAAATATAATATTTGCATCTCCCAAATCAGGTTCATTAACGCCATAATAATCACCAACATCAAAAAATTTTAAAATACCATCCTCATATCCAAGATTTTTGGGATTACTATAATCATCTGATTTAATATTATAACTCAACAGTTCTTTTTTTATTTCAAATAATTCTATTAACCAATCATATGCTTGTTGTCTTTCAATATTAGAAATATTTACTTCAGGTTTTTCTGTAAGTATATTTTTTGCCAAATTAACTAAATTATTATAATCAAAACGTTTTTTCATTATAATATAGAAATCAACTGTCGTCATATCATTTGGCATAATAGTATCTATTATTTCAACATTTCGAACAAATTGTTGAACTGGTTTGTCAATAATATTACGTTCAATTATTCCAAAAAATGATTTATTTTTTTCAGTATCAACTATTTTATATATATTGTAAACAATTGCAATATGTATTGGTTTTACTCTTATTAATTTAGCTGCAGCATCTGCTTCACTAATATCAGTAGTAAGTTTTAAAATCTTTGTATCTCCAATATCAAATACATGACCACCAGTACTACCTGCCATATATTCTATAGTTTTTATTCCTAATTTTTCTGCAATTGAATTTGCTAATTGAATTGCATAATTTTTATCAAATACGATGTCTTGAACTTGTGGTACTTCATGTTTAATATCTTCATTTATAACATATTCTTCACTACTAAGTGGTTCTCTATCATAATAATTTTGTGAAATAAGATATTTTTGAAGTTCTAATAAATTATTATAAAATTTTTTCTTATCATCAACATGATTTAATGTTTCCTTAAGATTATTTACACATTCATGAAAATTATCTACAAGTTGTGGCATATTTTTTATAGGCTTATTTGGATATATGCTTCTTCTTATAATAAATTCTTTAAATTCTTCATTTATTACACCATCGCCATCACCTACACCATATGGCATTAATGCCCACATTCCATGTCTTTGGTCTTGTCCAACGTTACCTATATCGGAAAGAATATCATCATTACCATTAGCAAAATTATACAATTCATACATGTGATATTTTTGTTTTTTTTGAGGACTATAATGAGTATCATATACTTCATCATTAAGACCATAATCAGTTAATACAATTGTGGGTTGACCATCATGAAGTACTTCACCATAAGAACTTGGTCTACTTAAATCACCAACATTTATTGAATAATTTGCAACAAAATCAATTAAATCAATAACAAATTCATTATTATCTAATTGATTTTTAATATTTTCATCTTGTCCAAATATTGGTCTACCACCTCTATTTTCAGATTCATAGTTTCTTAAATAATAAAATAAATCGCTAAGACTTGGAATACCAGTTAATTCTTTGATTCTCTTTTCACCCACCTTTTTTACTTTTTCCGCAATCAACCAACTATCATCATCTGCATTGTCATAAATAATTGTAACAATATGTTGTGTATCTCTATAATATCCAATATTGGCTTCGGCTTCATTTTGTGCAATACCTTTTTGATTTTTTGCTAATTTTAATACTTTCTGACCATCAATATCATAAACAATTCTACCACTACCACTACCAATTCTTGATAGATGTTCATTAGCATATTGTATTCTACTTGCAAATGATTTTATGTTAAGAAATTCCGTTAAGAAATTCTGTTTAAATTCATCGTATGTCATTTTTGAATATAAGTATATTCATAAATAGTTAAGTTTTTAATGAATTTTATAAAAATAATGAATTTATATGTTATTTTACTGTTTTTGCTTTACTCTTTGCTTGTATTTCTCGAATAGTTTCGTATACAAGTGTTTTTATCATTTCACGATTTTCCTGTAAAACTTCTTTAATTCTTTCAACTGCATACATTTCAATGATTGTACCTTTAATTGCTTCTTCTACAACAGGACCAAAATTATCTATTAGATAATTATCAACAATTTTCTTTACATTCTCAACCAAATAACCTTCATTAATTTGCATTGGTTGTCCAGAATTTGGATTGTAAGATGATATTCCAGTATTCATACCCTTATTCGATACTATTCCTGCAGATATTGCTTCAGCAAGTGTTTGTTTTCTTTTATTTTCAAGGTCTTTATATAATAATTCATCTCTTTCCGGTGACATATCAACTGCTTCATGTATAACTGGATGTTGTTGCGGACGTTGTTGTTGTGGATGTTGTTGTTGTGGATGTTGTGGTTCAACAGTTTCATTAATCGGTAGTCTTGTTGTTTCTTTTTTCTTTACAGCCACTTGATTATCAACAATTTTAACTAAATTACTTGATGCTGTATCTCTACCAGTTTTTAAAGATTCTATTAATCCATATAAAAATGTATCTCTTGGTGATGCTCCGAATTGATTCTGTTCACCCATACCATCAGGTGCTATATTTTTCTCTTTTCTACGACTTGCTATTTCGGTTTTAAGTTTATTTAAATCAGGTTTTGTTGCCATTTTATAAAATTTTATATTTTTTTATAAATACTTTATTGTTTGAAAAAAGTTTTTCTTTGAACAAGATTTTTTTCATTTTCTTTAACCATTGTAGGTGTTTTATTTATATTTGGTTGTTTTTTCATGACCGAATCTTTTTGTTGTTTAATGAAACTTTGTTCTGCAGGTACGGTTGTTTTTGTTGTTCTAACCAATTTATCATAAAGATTTGTTAATTTTCCAACAATTGCTTCTGGTGGAAGTTTATCTTTTTGAGCAATATCAACAAGATGAAAATCTCCTTTTTTATCAATAGCAACTAAATATCTATCAGGTGATTTTTTCATAACTCTTTTAGCCACATCATATAAATTTTGAATATCTTTTGCTGTTGCATCTCTTTTTTGCTTACCAGCATTATAAAATTTCTTAAATTTATTTGTTTGTGTATCAAATTGTGATTTATCTACTTTTGCTGCAACAACTGAAGGTGCTGCAACCTTACCTAAACCTTTTGTTTGTACTGATTTTGGCTCTTTTGGTGAAACGGAAGCAATAATATTTGTCATTTGTTTATCGTTTTGATTATATAATGGTGGAATCATTACATTACCATCTTCATCAACAAAACGTTTTCCTGTTGGATATGCTGAACTAATTTTGTCTACAAGAAATAATCTCCAACCAGCTTTTTCTTTACCATCATTATCTCTATGGTATTCATGGTCAATTCTTTTTCTTGGACTATCTGCTCTAAGACTATCACTTTTACCTTTATCTTGCCATGCCCTCAAAACTTTATTACCTGCAGTACTTGTACCTAATACAAATGGTCGTATTGTTCGATAACCTCTTTCAATTGTATTATCACCAGCATAATAAATATAAATATACTCATGATTTTGAATTGCATTGACAATATCATTCTCACCGACACCTTCTTTTAAAAGATGACGAAAATTTTTAATATTATTGAATAATATTTTAATTTCAGTTAACATTATAATTATGCTGTTGCTGAACAATATTCGTGTCCCGGAATATAACGTTTACTGTTTTTTGCAATTGAACAAGTTCTATCTGCAATATCTTCATTAGTACCAATTGGAGCACCCGGTGTTTGTGGGTCTCTACCTTTACAATCGCCATCAGAAATTGTGTCTGGACTTCCTGCACAATATTCTTTAGCACAAGTATAACGACCTGAATTCCTAACAAGATTTTCATCTCTAAAACTTGCACTATTTACTAATAGTCTACTACTATTATCACATGTAATATCTGCCATTTTTTATGTTTTAATTTTTTATTATTATTTACTATAAATAGTTCTAAACTAAATTATTTTTCATCTTCATATGACTTAAACACAAGTGTAATATATTCTATTAAATGAGGTACAATATCCAAATATTTCATTTCAGAAACACTATACCAACCATATTTTGTATTTTCATCATTTAATTTAACATCTGTTTCTTCACCAGTATATCTACAAGCAAATACATGTTCAATACTATCAGTATGTCTTTGAATACTAAATGTTTTTATAAATTTTTTAATTTCTAATTTAGTTTCTTCAAGAATTTCTCTTTCAATCGCTTGTTGTGGTTTTTCACCCTTTTTAATTTCACCGCCAACTAATGACCATTTATTTGGCATCCAAATTTTACTATCATCTGCTCTTTTAAGTAATAAAATTTTGTTATTATTATTAACAATTACTGCAACTGCGTTTTTTTTTAATTCTTTCTTTTCTTCATTTAACCTTGGTGTTTGATATGGCATTAATTCTGAATTAGGATTTGTTGTCATATCTTGTTTAATTTTTTTTGACCTTTCAATACTTGCACGGTCTTGATTTAATGTTGTTTCAATAAAATTTTTCATTAAATCACCGCCAGCAAGTGCGTATTGTATTTTATCTCCAGTTTGTGGATTAAAATAATCAAAAAAATTCTTTAATCTTTTTAATGCTTGATATGTCAAAACACCGTTTTTAAGTATAAAATTAGCTCGTTTTAGACCATCTGTATCTGAAGTGGATGCTTTTGCTATCTCAATACTTTTAAGTATATTTTGAGGTATATAATATTGTTTATTTAGTAATTCTTGATTTGCCATTATGATGTCATTATATTAACTGTAGATTTATTTATTATTCTTATCATATCTTTAATTTTATCACAAGTAATATTAATTTGATTATCAATATCTTTCAAAAATTCTTTTTCATTAATTCTTATAATATGACAATTGTGTTTTTCCTTAAGATAATTTTCACGTATAATATCTCTTTCTTTACATTTTATTTTATTATGATTAATTTCATCCCATTCAATACATATATTATATTTCTCAATATAACCATCCACCCAATATCTTATAAATTTTTTCTCACCGCCATTTAATGCATGTTGAATTGGTAAACCTAGCTTTTCGGAAATCATATCTAAATAAATTATTGAATTCGCATTATATGATGGAACACGTTTTTTCCAAATTTCACCATATCTTTCAATCATAGTATTTACAATTTTTTCTGAAACCAATTTATTTTGTGAGGGATATTCAACACCAAATCTTTCTAAACTCGTTTTTTTTATTTTATCTTTAATCTCTAAAGAAGAATTTGGATTCTTCACACCATATCTTTTCAAATTTGTTTTATTTGCCTTTTCTTTAACATTTTTATTCAATAATGAACATTCAACACCATATTTAATTAAATTAGTTCTTTTAATTTTTTCTTTGGTATCAGATGATTGTAAATTATATTCAACACCAAATTTTTTCAAACATGTTTGTTTTTTCTTTTCTTTAATTTTGGCAGATTGTGAATTATGTTCAACACCAAATTTTAATAAATTGGTTTGTTTTATTTTATTTTTAGTATCTTTACACAATAAATTTGTTGTTGTGCCAAATTTTTTCAAACATGTTTGTTTTCTCTTTTCTCTAACTTCTGCTAATTGTGATTGATGCTCAACACCATGTTTTTCGAAAAATAATTTTTTTCTTTTTTCTTGTACTTCTAGTGATTGTAATGGATTTTCAACGCCATATTTTTTCAAATAACCTTGTTTTATTCTATTTTTAATATCCTCATCAGAACCTTTACATTTTACTGAACAATGCGTAGTATAACCTCTATTAAATTTTATAAATTTAACTAAATTACCACACTTACATTTCGGTAATTCAGATATATTATTTAGATAATTAAATAACATTTGTCCCCAATTTGTTATCTTAAAATTTTTGTTAAATTCTATTATGTTATTAAGTTCATTAGGAAATTCAGTTCTTATTTGCGAAATTCCTTTATAACCACCATCTAAAAAATTTAAAAAATTATTATTCATTTTTTCTTTCTAATAAATTTATTAATTTGTCAATATCTTTTTTATCAAGTTTATTAATTAAACCCGCAACTTTTTGAAGTTTTTTGTCTTTAATTTCTTCATCTTCTGATTTCTTTGACATTTCATCTTCAGATTTTTTATTAACAAGTTTGTCTTCTTCTACTTTCGATTCAGTAATTGAATTCACCTCATCAATTGGTTCTTTAAATGCTTTTTCAAAATGTGGTTCCATTAATTTAATTATTTTTTTGGACCATTCTATATCTGCTTTCTGACATTCCTCTGAATGTCCACCTTCACTTGCTTTTCTATAATCACTTTTTAATTTATTTGGATTTTTATAAAAATATTGTAAATCCTTCATATATTTTTCATGAACAAGTTCAGCCAAATCTTTTAATAATTCTATTTGACTATCATTTTCTTTTCCTTCCATGAATGGTAGTAAGGAAAAACCTAGGCGACCTAAGAAATCATATCTAAAGGGTTGCGTACCAATTTTAGAATTATAGTCTGTAGTATTATTAGCTTGACTTTCTAAATCACTGCCATTTGTAGGTATATCGTTCTTACCAATTAACTCACCATTCGAATCAATTATTTCGAGTAAGTCTTTCTTTTTTAATTTCATATAATTAATTTAAATATAAATACTCTTTATATTAAGATTCACCATCATCAACATCTAAAAATTCTGCTGCTTCTTCCTCACCATTTTCATGTTTTTCAATAACAAAATCTTCAAATGCTTCATCAGAATGTTCCATTTCAGCAAATACCCATTCCATAGTTTTATCTAATGGAATTTCGTATTTTTGTTTGAATTCTGCAAACGCAGTCATTCTAAATTTTCTTTCTTTTTCTAAAAACAATTCTCTATCACTTTTAGTTGCCAATTCAGTAATTTTTAATTCTTGAAGTTTCTTTTGATGTTCTTCTCTTTGTTTGTCAAGTTCAAGTTCAATTTGACTTTTAGGAATATCAACATTACTTCTGATTATTTGAATATAAACACCATTATACAAACCAACATGATAATCACAACCATCTTTTACAAGTACTAAATCGCCTTCTTTATATTCATCATTTATTGATTTGATTCTTGGCTTATTACTTATTGTCATTTTTTCATTAAGATAAATTAATGCATTATCATATATTTCATAATGAACGCAATATTCTTCATTCATTTTAAAACCATTCCAAATCTTTCTTGGGTCATATCCGGTTTTATTCCAGAAATCAACTTCAAGGTCTTCCAAATGCATTGATTCATCAAAATTATCCGAATCAAAATTTCTTAATACTAATTCATCAAGTAATGGACTAAAATCTGCTTTTATTAAATTATCTTCTTTATCCATTTTAACTAATATTTTTTTCTGAACATCTGGTGCAAATCCAACCAAAAGTGTTTCAACTCTTTTATTAAAAGCATCGAGATATTTCGCATAATTATAAACCCCTGTCATATTTGGATTTTGTTGAAGGTCTTCATTATTAATTAATGTGGCACAATATCTTTCTTCACCAGTAATTTTATCAATAATTTTACGTGAATCTCCATGAGATTTTTTATATCCACTATTTACATAATATACCACGCTATCTAATTCAGGTTCTGCTGGCATGTAATTAGCAATTAACTTCATTTTATCATCAATAGTGGGTTCTTTTTTTAATTTTTCAAGATTAAGACTATCTTTATGCTTTTCAAAAAGTTCTTCTCCAATTTTTTCACGTTTTTCAATTAATAATTCCATATGTGCTTGCATGCCCTTTTCTCTACCATTTTTATCATCACCTCTTTTTTTATAAGCACTTAAAGTTTTTTTAATTTTACTCT